TGAAACGCCTCTTCAAAGGCAGAAGCACTATCACGGGCGCTCTTAGCGGTGCGATCAATTGATAGTGCGCTGTTGTAAAACTCTTGCGAAAGGCGGGCCAGCTTTTCAGCGCGGGCCGCATCAATCGCAGCGGCGTTTTTCTGAACGTCACTGAGCGACTTAGCGGCCCCACCCATTTGCGAGAACGCAGTCTGAAGGCCCTTTGTGGTCTTATTCAGCCTATCAGTATCATTGATGAGCCGAGCAATCTGCTCTTGCCCAGTAACCTGGGCCGCGACCAGAAACTTAAGAGTGCTGTCCTGGGCCACGCTTTTTCTGCCTTTCGCTTTCGACCTTAAAGTAGGCGACCCATTCGTTATACTCGCCTATTGAAATTTCTTCAATCTCAGCGATGGTTTTGCCGAGGCGATCCGCCAAGGTAATCAGATTGTACCTTAGCGGATCATCCCTCAGTTTTTTTCCAATTCCTCAACGCTAGGACCACTCATCATCTCGGCAGCAACGTGTGAGATAATGCCGACCTGTTCGCGCATCAGGATGGCCTTGTCTTCCAGTGTGAAAAGCTTCTCACCCTGGCCGTTTTCAGCTTTCAGCACGATTAGTTCTACCATTGCCTCAAAAGAGGCGGACTGGAGGAAGCTGGGGTGCTTTCGCTGGATGCGGTTCAGTTCGCCTGCAAGCAGGGGGCCGAAGTAGACCTTTTCAGGACTCCCCGGCTCACCCCACTCTGCAACTTCAATATGCCGCTTCTGGCTAGTACGCTCTGCGATCCGCTTTGCGATGCTCATATTATATCCTTTAAATTATGTTACGAAGCAGTGCCGGTCGTGAGAGTGCCAGTACCCTGGAGCGTGATGGTCGATTCCACCATGCCGTCGAAGCTAGCCGAAACCGTCTTGCCGGTCACAATCGCGGTGCCGGTCAGATAGGTGTCGCCAGTGGACGAACCTTCAGGATAGAAGTTCGCGGTCACTTCGCTGCCGACAGTCAGAGCAACCTGACCATTGGTGTCGGTTTCGTCCCAGAACACATCGACGGTGCCAGACCATGCCTTCAGCGTGGTCTTGTGGGTGCGATAGCTATCGCCCATCGTGGTATCTTCAACGGTGTCCGCAGTCTGCTCAATTGAGTAGGAACGGATTTCGGCAATCGCGTTGGCACCCACCTTAACGGTGCCTTCGCTGCCAGTGTGAGTAGCCATTTACTCAGCCTCCTTGGTGGGTTCAACGATTGCTTCGGCCTTAACCTTAGCGGGTTTTACGGCCTTAGCCGGTTCTTCAGTCGCCCACCCGATACCCTGATAATGCTCAAGGTCACAGGCACACGCCAGAATCTTGTCGCCATTGGCGTTATAAACGGGAACCATCTTCATCGGGCAGTCTCCACATCCCCAATAGCAGTAACATACTCGACCGCGTAAACCAATCGCGCAGTGGCAATGCCACGATCACCTTCGACATTAACATCAGTCTCAGTCGATGTCAGAACGCAGGATTTAGCAAGGCCGTTGAGGCTAAAGTCAGCAGCGATAGCCTCTTCCGCAGAAACGCAGATGCCGTCAATGGTATCGGAGATCGTCGCACTAGCTCCCTTGGCATAAATCTCGACCATCGCATTGATGACACGGCGAAGGGTACGAGAGCCAACAGTAATCAGGCTGCTGCTCTCATCAGTCGTGTAAACGCAAATCGCGGGAAGTTTGGCATCGTCCAAGGCGTACCGGCGCATCTTGTAGACGCTGTTCCCGGTAGTTGGCAGACCAGTGACCAGAGTGGCAATGCGGTCCCTGATCTGAGTGCGAACGTGGCTCATGACACCCTTTCGAGGATCAAGGTGCTGACACCCGTGCCATCAGTCAGCACGACACGCACATAATAGGAAACAGAGCGGATAACGATGGTGTCGCCATCAGCCGCGTTAGGAACATCAACTGTGCGGCAGACGAACTGCGGTGACGGGATCGTGATGTCGATCATGTCAGTGGCATTACGACTGGCCTGTGGCGCGTCAAAGATGCCCAGGACAGTCGAAGCAGAGCCACCGACAGGTGTATAGGTCGCGGAGTCCGCGAAGTCATCTAACTCGAAAAAATCGAGGATGTCAGCGGCGCTCTCGACGGCCATTTTTATTCCTCAGTGACGCGAGGCGGACGGCCACGGCGCGGTGCTTCAATCACCGGATCGCGGTTTTCGATCTCTTCAGGAACGGCAACGCGGACAGGAGCCGGTTCGTCCTTCAAGGCGACAAACTTGTTGGCAAGCACCTTGGCTTCATAGTCGGAAAGCTCGACGATCTCGCCAGCTTGAACAGCGCCCTTGCTGGTCACCACGCCACGGATGCACTGATACTTAGCCATGTTTGTCTCCGAATCTTGGCTCATCATTGAGCTAGTAGAGAGTACCATATAGACCCCCAAAGGTTAGGGGGCGACCGAAGCCGCCCCCAGCCCCCCTTATGCGCCGTCGTTATTGTAAGCGAACGACACAGCATTGCGGACAGCAACGTCCACAGTCTGGATAGCGCGAACGCGAACGTTGCCGCTCGACGAAGCGGTGTACGGATCGACCAGGATGTCCAGGCCAGCCCACATACCGATCAACAGGTCCGAGAAGTTACCGAAGTACACGTTCCCGGCGGTAGCCTGCTGCGAACGGATCACGTTGTAGCCGTTGGCCTGACCGTTTTCGATCACAAACAGACCCGAACCAGCGTCCTTGGCCTTGGTCTTCAGACCGCCGTAGGTGGCAGCGTCCGTGATGTAGGCCAGGTTGCCCATGAGAGCGTTGTCTTCGGCAACAGCCGTTTCCAGCGCAACCATTTCAGCAAAGGTCGGAACAGCAGCGGCGAAGTTGGTCGGCTTGTTCACACCCGAAGTGTTCAGAATGCCGGTCGGCTGACCCGACGAACCCGAACCTTCAAGAGCGCCCTTGTCGATGGCGAGAGCCAGAGCCTGCGTCAGATCGTCGCGGACCAGAGCTTCGACAGCCGGGGTCGACTGAAGGATAAGCTGACGGGTGATGTCGGTGAAGGCACCAACATTCTTCGGGGTCAGGCTGACGGTGCCGAAGGTCGGCTCCGACTCGCTGGCAGCGCCACCTTCGGTGCTGATCCAGCCGCCCGACGAAGCAGCGGTCTTCTTCGGGATGGCAACATTGCCAACCAGACCTGGCAGCATACGAGCGCCAGCGGCCATGACCGAAACCGAGTTCCGCAGAACGTCGATGAACTCGCCAGCCAGCAGATTGGTGGCAACCAGTTCATTGTCGTCCGAGGTGTTCAGGTCGCGCTGCTTCCAAACGCCGAGAACATCGACGGGAACCATAACGCCCTGAGCCGAACGGCCATAACGCTGTGCAGCAGCTTCCGAGGCTTCGAATTCGAAGGCAGCAGCTTCACGCAGGCGGCGGTCAGTCGGGTTGGCGAGAGCGGCGATAGCGCGAACAATCGAGAAGTTGCGCACTTCCTTCTTGGTCATGCCAATGTCGCTGTTTTCCAGCGGCTTGTCATTGCCGATAACTTCGAGCAGTTCGCCACGGAACTGTTCGAGGCTCTTACCAGCCTTGATGGCAGCGTCAGCGATGTCACGCTTGTTGTGACGAACGCCGAGGTCGATGATGGCGGCGGCATTGCGGGCAGCAGCTTCGGCAGCTTCGGCCCGAACCGCATCCAGATTCACTTGGTCAGTCATTTCGACTTCCTTCTTGATGGATGGTTCAACGGTAGGTTTGGGTTCGAGAGCAGCCGCGCTACGCCCCACGCCGACTGACGGGTCAGCAGGGATCGACACAACGGATACCTCAAGGGGCGACCACGAAACGACACGGTACGAGTCCTTGTCGAGCGTGGAACGCTCCATCTTGTTGACGCGATAACCGACCGAGACATTTGACCGGATGCCATCAACAACATCCTGGAAGACTTCTTGGGCAAGAGCAGAGCGCCCGAACCGGACCTTGGCCCGAAGCACTTTGTCGCCAGAGAGTTCCACGGATTCGATCACGCCGATCTGCTTTTCCATATCATGGTCAAGCAGGAGCGGCGCACGGCCAGAAGCGATGAATGCCATATCAATGGCACCCTGCTCATGAACCAGAATTTCATTACCAAACGAGCGCGGGACAGCCAGTTCCGACGAAACGGCAATATCAACCGTCCGCTTCTTCTGGTCGATTGCGCGGGCATCCAGATCGGTAGCACGGCGCTCAAGATCGACCACATTCTTGCGGTCGCCCTCGCCCATCAAAACATCTTCAGGATTGATAACCTCGCCTTCAGGCTCCGGCATATCGACTACAGAGGCATCATCAGTCTCGATCTCAATCTCGACCTTAAC